GCAAGACTCTGACAGCGTAATGGCCGAGATTATTCAAGAGGCCACAGATGCCATTGAAGAGCTAGACGCGGCCATCGCATCGGGTCAAATTGAGGCCAACATAAAAGCCATTATTGGCCAATTCGATGGGTTTTCGGAAGACTTCGCTTTTTCTCTTGATGCAATTAACAGTTTATTGACGACCGCATTTGACGGATGGGAAGAGGATGCCGGGGATCTTGGCGAAAGCCTGAGCGGCGCTTTTAGCGAGATGCCAGAGAATATCCGGGCCTTCGTCCAGATAATGACTATTGAGCTAATCACTCTTGTAGAGAAGGCGAAGGCATTTGGTAGTGAGATCGTCGACGCGCTGAATTTCGGTGGTGATACCTTCGACTTTCAAGCTGCCATTGAGAAGGCAAATATCGCCAGACTGGATAGCATTTCGATTATTCTCGAAGAAAGAGATGCTGACGTTGCCGCCACTAAAGAGCGCCGAAGTCAGGCTCAGAGCCTTCGTGAGCAATATGAAAAAACCATCGAGGCAAGACGCAAGGCCAATGAGGGAGTTGACGTTCTATCCCAGTTTAAAATAAAACCAGAAATAACCCAGAGCGATTCCGCAGAAGCAAAAACAAAGGCTGAGCTTTCGGCTTTTGCGAGGCTGCAATCGTCACTCTTGACAGAAGAGGAGGCGATTCAAGAAAGTTATAATCGCCGTCTCGATATTATTCTCAGCAACACCAAGGAAGGCTCAAGACAGCAGTCCGATCTGAAAGCACGACTAAGCGAGCAGTTTGACCGCGATATTTTAGGCGAGTTTTCACAGCCCGACACAATCGATGAAGAAATAGGCCGGCTTGAGGAGTCTTTTGCAGTCAAGCTAGACACGATAAGAAGGCAGTACGGCGAGCAATCAGCGTTGGAAATCGAATTAACGCAGCAAAAAAATCAGCAAATCGCCATCCTTGAGAATGATAAAAACCAACTTGTCTTGAATAATGCGGAGACTGCATTCAATGGTCTTGCGGGGCTGGCAAAGACTTTCGGCGGCGAGCAATCAAAGTCTTACAAAGCCCTGTTTGCCACATCGCAAGCGTTCAGTATCGCCAAGGCGACCATGAATATGTACACAGGCATCAGCGAGGGCGTAAAGCTGGGCTGGCCTGCAATGATCCCGGCCATAGCCCTGGCAGCGGGGCAGGGGGCGACCGCTATTTCAGGTATTCGCGGCCAGTCGTTCAGCGGCGCTTACGACAGCGGCGGTGTCATACCTTCCGGCAGTGTTGGCCTTGTCGGGGAGATCGGCCCCGAGCTTGTCAGGGGGCCAGCTACGGTCACAAGTAGGCGTGACACGGCTGCATTGCTGGAAAAGAGCTCAGGCAGCGATGAAAAGTCAGGCGGCACGACAATTATCAACCTGATGGATCAGAAGCAGCTGAAAAGCCTGATCGCGCAGGAAATGGCAAAAAACAACAAAGTGATTGTCAACACGCTCAATGAAGAACAGCGCTCGAGGCGTTTTTAATGGCTACCTATCCAGCGGCACCGCTGCCGTCCTATGAATACGCCGAGGCCGACCAATATCAAGTTGCGGTTACCCGCTATCCCAATGGCTCAGAGCAGCGCATTAAGAAGTCGACTCAAAGCGCGAAGCATATTATGCTAACCTACAAGCGGATTAGCGAGGCCGATGTTGATGTGCTATCGGGGTTTTTTAATTCCATGCAAGGCCCGCTAACAACATTTAATTTTGTATCATTCAGGGACGGCACATCGCACGTCGTCAGGTTTTCAGACAACGAGCTATCGGTAAGCATGATCGATTTCCAGCAATATACCGCTTCGGTCGCGCTCATCGAAGTTAGCAACGAAACTCCGGCGGCGTAACAATGGAAAACACATCTCAATCCGTGCAGTCGGAAGAGGCAAGGTCAAATCTTGGCTACATTGAGATTTTCGATATATTTCTCACCGACGGCACCCACTTACGCTACTGCACATCATCTCAAGATGAGCAGCTTCTTGATCAGCAGGAACCCCAATAATGAAGAAGCTGGCAAATGCACTGGAGCTGAGCACCGCCCATATAAGCGCGCTTTTTGACGGCAAGTCGTATGGGCCTTCGCAAATATGGTCGCTCGACACAACAGACGCCGGCTCTTTTATTTACACCGAAACCAACGGTATCAGCGAAGACGGCTGCATGTTGTTATCGTCATCCGACAGCATGTATTTTTACTACGCGGGCGTTGAGCTCTACAGCTCTGACTTTTCGTGGATTTCCTACCCGCTCGACATTGACGCCGAAAACCTTTATGGCAAGCAGTGGGCCGGTACGCCTGGGCAGTCAATAAGCTGCGTAAAAACAGCATCAAGCGGCACCCATGACCTGGGTGGGGGGCGCACCCTCGACCGAATAGAAAATCTGTATTTCCCGACAATCGACGGCCACGGCCTGCATCGCAAGACCAGTATTTATATTATTAAAAATGGTGCGTCGGCGGCCGCTATTGACTCGGTTGTATTCGGCACACTGGTGGGTGTTAGTAACGCGCTGATCGAGCGCAACGCCATGGAATACAGCCAGATCGGCCGCTTTAGCTGCGGTTTTGATTATGACAGCGTGGCGGCCATCGACGCCGACTGGGCTGTTGATGCCGGCATAACTTATGTGCCAGCTCGCACTGAGGGTCTGGTTTACCCGAATCTTATCCCCGACTTTGACGACGCGTCCTGGGTGCCTGCTGGTTCGCCGGTAAAAAACAGCACAACCCGTTACACACTCAATGCCGGCGACTCGCTGCGCTGCTGGGTAAAAACAGCACTGCCGGTCGACCGCGAGGGCTGCCTTGCCCTTGATATTACCGCCAACGCTGGGCAGTTGAGCGCCCGGCTGGGCTTTAATTCAACAATGAATAAGGAGGATTATTCGGCAGAGAGTATTTACACCGCCACTGGCATTAAAAAGGTGCGTGCCACGTCATCGGGTGTCGACAGGGCTTTGTTTGTTGAGCTTAAAAACACTGGCGCCGGCGCGGTAACGCTTGAGAATGTCGCGGTGCAAATGAAGCACGATGCGGTTTATGCCGCCCCCGATGACTCCGTGCTGTCGAATAATTCATGGTGGAATAGCCTGCGCCTGTCGGGCAACACCTTGTCGGGTAAAAAGTTGGTTCGCACCTTCGATGAGCCAATGGATGTCAGTTTAACCACGGCCGTGGGTCTTTGGCTTTTGCCAATGAATTCAGCCACGCCAAACCCGGGCTTTAGGCTGTATTTTAAAGACGAGCTCGACGCAGTGCACTACTCGTCGAACTTATCGATCTGGGTCGACTGGAACGAGAAATTCCCCAACCAGGCGGCGCAGTTTAATTACTGGGACGATGGTTTTTATTGGGAATTTCTACCGGCCGGGGTCACGCAAATAAAAGAAATTGGCATCGAGATTTTGACCGATGAGACCATTGACTGGGTGCTAGATGACCTGTTCTTTTTCACGCGCACAACCGCGTCAAATGGCCCGGGTACCTTTCGTGATATCCGCCTGGGGCTTACCGCGCCGAATACTCGCATTGATGATCGCTGCCTGAGTAATTACATTACCGGCACCAATGTTGGCACTGCCCGCGCTAGGGATAAAATACAGGTCATAGCCGTTACCGAAAACACCACCTACGTCGAAAAAAGTCGCCTCAGCGCGTCAGAATTAATGGTGGTCACGCCAAACCCCGAGGTGTATCGCTACCTGAGCGAAACGACCAGCGCGCTGTGGGAATCGCTGTCCGACCAGGGCAGCACAGCGACTTACACCCTGCCTGCCGACTGCGAAATGCTGAGCGGTGTGCAAAACGCCGCGAACAGCGAGAAATACCGGGTAATTCATTTTGACCCAGTGACAAAAGTGGCGACCCTCGACGTCAAAACAGCCACCGCCACTGCCGGGCAGTCGATCAGTTTTGATTATCAGAAAAAAGAAACGGCCGTCGATGGCGTTGATTATTTTGTGGTGTATAACGCGGCTAAATTTCAGTGGGTGGTCGACTGGCAAGAAACGGCCTATGTGCTGTCGGCTGACCGCTCTGTGTTTTATTGCGAGTACGACACTGATATTGGCGCTCGCGACGACAGGTCGGTGGCTGTTAGCCTGATTGGCGACAAGCAGGTGCGTCATATTGGCGGCGACAGCCGAGGCGTGAACGCGGGCAGCCCAACGGTGGTGAATTTCTCCCGGCTTTTCCTTTCGCAGGAGTCGAATACGCGGGCCGATCAATTAACCACCGTGTATTTTCATATCGGCAAAACCCAGGCTCAAATCGACAGCGAGACCGAGGCGCAGTACGCCATCGCGCTGAATATTGATACCAATAATCGCCGCGAACCGGTTTCGCCAACGCCCGTTAATTTCAACATCATGCCGCATATTTCCTTTGGCGGTGAGTTCGTGGCAGAAGACCCCATGGCTACGCTCGAAACCGTCGGCGAAAAACTGGCAGAGGGCAATTTAAGCAATATTATTGTCGGTGGTGGCTCGCTGGCCGCTGCCAAAAGCCGGGTGCGCGACCACTGGTTTGCCTGGGGTAGCGCGGTAATGGACAACGGTATTTCTTATGTCGACGCCATGCGGCAGGTGATTCGTCGGGGTTATGAACACGAGGTGGTGAGCGCGAATATTAATGCGCACCGCTATTTAGTTGAAGTCACCTTATTTAATTATAAATGGCTGGCCAAGCATCGTGACCAGATAGCCATTGGCCCCAATGGTGACGAGCGTTTTAAACGGGTGTGGTATTACGAAACCGCTGCCGGTGATGATTTTTACGTGGTGCAACATGGGGTTGATGATTTCCAAGCCGCGTATTACGACGACCAGAGCGCCAACAATAAAACCTATCAATTTCGCTACCACTATGTAATGAATTACCCAGCCCTGTGGTCGGCTATTACACCGGGCTCACAGTGGGGCGGTATAACCACTATTTTTGACTTATGGATGCGCCTGGCAGAAGCCTATGCCACCGAGTACGACACCGACGGTGTTATTTTTTCTGAATATATTATGTCCTATAAATACGGCTGCTCCGATAACGATTTGAGCCTGTATAACAGCTACCGCACGGCCAATACCCTGCCTGTTCTGGCCGACTGGGTGCGCAACACTGCCGGTGATGTGCAGTGCGATAACGAAGAGCTGTGGGGCTGGAAAGTGTGGCAAACCAATCAGGCCATGGACACGGCAGCGACCATGCTACACGGCCACGGCAAATGGCTGGGCTGTTCGTTAGAAGTGGAGCCTATTATTTCAGTGTTTGACGAAACGTCGGATGTTTGGAATGGCGTAGAGATGGACTATCGCGACTATGCCTTTGGCACCGACCCGGTTAGCCGGCACTGGCACATTCGCGACCTCAGCCGCAACTGCCGGCGCTATGGGCAGGACTATAGCGAGTTGTTTCAAGCTGGCCGCGTTGATTTTGGCTACGTCTGGTTTTACCACCGCTACTCACCGCAGCAGTGGTGGGACGAAGCCGACCCGCTTTACGACCCCGGCAAAGACATGGTGAAAGATTTTATTGCCGCCTATGGGCAGTACAAAGAGCGCCTGGTGGTTGGCATTGGCTTGTACCCGCGCCGAGACCCACCACCAACTTCAGAAGAAGTGAAAATAATTATTCTGAAGTTTGTAAAGGCAGGCTTTAGTGTGGCTTACCCCGGCTGGCCCAGAATTATTACCGTCGACACCTATCAAGATATGTGGGCCTGGTTTAATGATTACGTGCCGGTGGTGACAGCTGTTGAGAGCGGTTCCGACGTGATATTAAATGTCGAGCCAAAAGGCTACGGCGGCCTACCGTTTTTGGTGAAATAAATGGCCGTTATTTTTAAGTTAATTGACAGTTGGTCTGAGATTGAAAACTACTACGTGCAAGACATGGATCGCGTGCCAAGCGAAAACGTCAGTGGCGTGGCTCTGCGTGAAAAGTCATTAATCCTTGCACCGGGCGGCATTAATCTGGGCTTGCAGACAGTGCCGACGGTGACGTACACGGCGGCACCTATTGAGCGCTCGGCCATGTCCCGCGACAAGAAGCTCGGGGTCGGCAGAATCAAGCTGTCGGTTGGTGACAGGAATAACGGCATCGCCGCCGTTGTGTCAAAAAATGTCACTCTGTTGCGCGGTGCTAAAGTCGTTATTCGCCGGGTTTATACCGACCAGCCGCTCGACAGCATTGAGTCGTACCGTGAATTATTTACCGGCAGTGTCACCACCTTTGCCTTTAATGGCAGTGGCGTTATTCAAATAGAGGTTTCTGACCGATGGTTTGACTGGGGAGCGTCGGTCAATAAGCGCACCTACAATAAAATGTGCGGCTTCCGCTTTAAGGGTGCCAAGTGCCAGTACGCAGGGGTCGAGGGTTTTTGTGATAAAACACTACCGCGCTGTGAAGAGCTTGGCAACGAAGCTAATTTCGGCGGCTTCCCTGAGACCGTTGACGTCGCCTTTACCGGAGTGCCTTTCGTTTGAACCCTGTTATTAATGACGTGTTTAAGGCAAACAGAAGGTGCTACAAAGTCGACAGAGGCCACCCTTGTGCCAACTTTTGCTTTGACGTGCTGCGCGAGATTGACCCCAGCAAATACACCGCAATTGCCGAACAAATACGGGGCTTGGAGTGGGGGCAAAGTAATAGCCAGCGAAGCCTTGGGCACCGCTCAAAAATGTTCGGTAAATACATTAGGCTTTTTGGTTTTAGGGCGGTAACAATCCCGCAAAACTATGACCTGTGTTTTATGGCGGAGGCCAGCGGCACTAGTATTTATCATTGCGGCCTATACCACGACGCGAAGATTATTCACTTGCACCCAAAAAATCGTGATTTGTGTGTCGATAATACAGGCTGTGTAAATATTATTTCTTACGGGCGTAAATAATATGGGTTATGGCGCGCTTATCGGTCTTGCTGTTGGCTTAGTCGCCACTATCTTATTTACACCGAAGGTGCCGGGCGCTCGAAAGTCCATTGATGACGACACGCCTGAAACGTCTAATGCTAACGGTTTTGGCGGCATCCAATTGGGTGAGTCGACACCAATATCCGTGATATTTGGAACGGTGCACACCAATGGTAATTTAATTCGCGGCCATGTGCTGGGTGCGGGTAACCAGCGATTTTTAGGCGTCATGTCGATTGCTGAGTACACCGGCTCGCCAGACCCGGTGCTGAGTAATTTATACGTTAGCGGCCTGCCTTATAACGAGCTGTCGACTTATTCAGCCGGGCGCGCCGATGACAAGTCTTGGTTTGAATGGTATCCGGCCGGTGAGGCGACCACGGTGAATGTTAATAACGCGGGATCGAAGCCGATCAGCGAAAAAATCACCGATGGTGACGAGCACGTTAGCTATCCGGTCGAGCTTTACGGTGATAACGGTAGTGTTAGTTTTAATATCAATCACTATGCGCCAGAGGAAGGCTCCAGCCAGTCGTGGATAATTTCTTATAAAAATGGCATATCGGGCAACTGGATAGCGCTGGGCAGCTACTCGCAGGTTTTCCGCAAGTCAGTTGAGTACGAAGTACCCAGCGGCTGCGGATCAACAACCAAGACAGCCTACGTTGAATCATGGACGCGCACCACGCACGATTTTACCGGTCTGCCAGAAGGTGTTATTTATTTTAGAGTGGCCATGAGCAACGGCACGAACGCCGGTTATTTGTTGTGGGAAAACGTCGATATTACCGGCGACCCCGGCCGTGACGTGGTGTTTAAATCCCCCGGCACCAGCTATGTGCTGATCAACCTCATTAAAACCGACGAGGTGAGGCGCATGAATTTTCGCGCCGAGGTTAATTACAAAAACGAAAACGCCGCCGACGCCATCCGCTTTTTGTTGGAAGATCAGGAGATAGGGCTTGGCTTGGGCAGTCAAATTGACAACGCCTCGTTTGTCGAGGCCTCGTCATGGTGTGCCGCCAATGGCCGCACCATCGGTATTGCCTTGGCCAATATCGCCTTTGATCGCGCCCTTGAGTTGCTGCTAGAGTCGGCCGGCCTTTACATGGTTAAAACCGGCGGCACGTTTAAGCTGCGGCCCGACCGCAACGACGCGCCTGTTGCAACACTGTATAAAGATACGGATATGCTGCCGGGCTCTTTTGAGTGGGGCGCGTCAGACCGGCAAACAGCGATCAATAGGCTGCGCGTTAAATACACTGACTCCGCCGACGGCCACACTAAGAATGACGTTATTGTCGAGGATTTTCTCAGGGTCTCGGAAGATGGCTACCTACGAGAAAAAACCATTGACCTAAGCCCGGTGCGCACCCTGGCGCTGGCGCAGCGCCGGGCAGAGGAAATCTACAACCGTGAAGACCTGTCAGACACCTGGTGCTCTTTCTCGGTGGGCATTAAGCGATCAACCTACGAACCCGGCGATATTATTCAGGTTGTTAATGATGACATTGCCTGGGGCGATGTGGATGAGATGTTGTTTCGCGTCGCTGAAATGGAAGAGATCACCGCCGACGAAGGCATGTTTGGCTATCAGGTGTCTTGTATTAAGCACGACCCGAAAATTTATACCCAGTCGCTGAACTGGAACAACTGGAAAACAGACAACGCCTTGCCGACATTTCAGGCAGAGCCGCCGGAAGTGGTCGAAAGTATTGCTATTTCCAATATTACCCAGAGCGAGCACCTTAGCTCGACGGTCGGCGAGCAGCAGGCTTGGGAGGTTGATCTAGCGATAAGCTTCATGGCGTCAGGGCTGGAAGGAATTGCAGGTTACAGGCTGTATGGCAAGCCAGAGTATGAAGATGACTATTCGCTGATTGAGTCCGTGGCTTCTACCGATAGCGCCTTTACAGCCAGAGCTGTCGAGCCATACGTCACCTGGCGCTTTAAGGTTGTGATGATCACGACCGATGGCGACACAGGTAATCTTTTAGCGGCGCCCTTTGATTCGTTTTACCCGCAACTTATTAACGCGACCCAGGTGCCCGGCTTCGGCGGTGGTTACTTCGGCGCGCAGCCTTACGGAGCATAATCATGGCAATCACACAGACCGCCAACTATCTGTTGTCAAAATTCGAGAAGTTTGATGTAGATTGGGATGCCGGTTTCAATCAGAACTTTGATGATATTGACACGATATTGTCTCGACTTGACCAGAATAAACAGGTTTTACATGCACAGCATACGGCGACGGCTGGAGCCGATGGCGGCGACCTGGCTTTAACGTGGACAACGCGGCCCCTAAACACCACGGCCACAAATTCAATCACCGGGGCAAGCATTGCTACAAACCAGATCACTTTGCCAGCAGGGGCGTACTGGGTTGAGGCTCTAGGGCAGGCATACAGCTGCGACAATCATCGATCGAGACTGTATGACATAACGAACTCAGCAGATTTGCTTGTTGGCGACAGTGCTAGAGCAAAATTATCCTATCTCGACGCGTCTTATTCGTCACTACGCGGGCGCATAACACTGGCGGAAGAAACGGTGATTGAATTGCAGCACATTTGTTCTGCTGCCAAAACAGGATCAGGGTTGGGTAAAAACACCAATCTTGACGGCAAGGCTGAGATTTATGGCGAGGTCGTAATTAGAGTGGAGATGATTTAGCGGTCGCTTGCATGCCATCTATCGACTCCAAAGCCAATAACACCACGCACCCTGGCTGATCAGCCTTAGCAATAGCCTGCAACACCGACCTGCTGCTGCGGGCGACCAATTTGATATTCGCCTTAGCCACGCGCTTGACCTGCTTATCTCCGCTGAAATAGTAGGCTAGGGCCATATCGAGAAGGCAGGGCCAAATGGGTTTAGAGATTGGAGCTACCCCTTATCTCCTGGTCATCGCTCGCCGGCCTTTCCTGGTAAATATAATCCAGCAACTCTCTTAACTCTTGCCGCCCATAATGCACTGCGCGGGGCTTCTCTCTTCGGCAGGTATAGCTTGAGTCCATATCGAGTTGGCGCTCGATAAATTTCACGGCCATTTCTCGCGGAGTCGCTCCTAGCCCATATTGCTCGATCCTTGCCCTCGCCTTCGCCTTGCGTTCGCTTTCAATGGCCTTGCGCCCGTTGTTAATGGCCTGAAAAACTTCCTCACGGGTCAATTTCGGTGTGGTATTTTTTTTGGTCAATTAGCTACTCTCCATTGCTTCCGCAGTCGTGATTTGAGCATTTCGCCCCTTTCATAAACGACCAGCCACAATCGCACTTAGTCCAGCAATCGCAATCATCCATAGATGCGTCGCAAATTGTGCATCTTATATCCTCCTTTCTAATAACTACGCCGGAAATTGTGCATCTCATATCCACCTTGCTAATAGCTATGTCGATAGGGGTCTTGCCTTGGGCAATTGCTTCGACTGGCTCTTTCATTTATTCACTCCGTAGGGTAACGATTAAGCAGCATGTCACGTAACTGCACTGCCTCTCTATCGCAGAGCATCACGGTTACCGATTTATCAAACTCGTTATTCTCTATCCCGATTTCTATGCCCTCCCGATAAGGTTCGCCCATGCTGTCGTAACGTACAACGAAGGTATCGTCCATGTCCTCACAAGGCAGGGATAGGCTTGCTCTAGTGTCTCTTTTTGCTGTTGGCATTTATTCACTCCGCCTGTTTTGTTAGTAAGGATGGCAGTGTTTCGCCTGGCTTGATTGCGCCTGTAGCCACTAGCATCTGATGTAGATTGTCTC